TCTGCGTTTAGTTTTGGTGGACGTAAAAAGCAGAAAAAGGAAAAAGAAACGTCTTCTTCTTCAGCTACTGCATCCTCTCCCCCCTCCTCCTCATCTTCCTCCACTTCAAGCATCTCCTTCGTACCACCGACCGCTAACCACGCGGCACTGGTCTCCGGTACGGCTTCGTATGATATTCCGAACATTTGAACTAGCATATCATTCCCCAGTCTATAGTAGCCATTTTCCTTCTGAACCACTTTTAACTTAGGTATTTTACGAAACTTACGACCCTCATCCAAACATCGGCGTCGTCGCTCTTCACACTCAAACTGACACTGCAGCGCAACCACGGTTCTCTCATCGAGTACATCGTGCCAATCTTCATCTGAAAGGATCGGTATGCCTAACCCCCCCCACGCCTCTGGGACGTGATAAGGAATCGGCATAGTCGATGGAACTGACCCACTGTTATTGGCCATGAACGCTGCACGAAGTTGACGCTGAAACACAAGACTGTGTCCCCTAATCAACTCCGCACACCGCGCACCCATTGTCATGGATCGAGAATAATCCGACCGGTCAATCGAGGTTAATCGATCTCCACCGCCCGAACGCTTCTCACCTACCATCACTCCCATATTCACATAGGGAATTCGCTCAAACTCTCCGCACCCATCATCGTCGACGGCGTACTCAAAGAAATCTGAGTTTATCACGGCAAAAGAGCGTGATAAGTAGGTTTTTCCCACCGACGGTTTCAGACCAACAGCATTTGCGTGATCCTTCCACCGTTGATAACCGACTGCATCGGTTGGAAATAAGCAGTCATCTCCATTTATAATCATCTCTAAATCCTTCCAACGAACTCCCGGTCCGATCGACTGCCAAACAAGAGCAGCATTAATCAAACAGAGAATCGGAAATGAGATGGGTGAGCCCATGAGTTGGCCGCGAAGTTGCGAACCTCTCCATAGACACCCGGCGTTGTTATCCTCTTTTCGATAATATTCGTGACCAGTCAAGGCTCGTAGAGCCAATTCTAGTTCGTCTTCAGGCAGATCAATCCAACCTGCGATCCGAATCATTGCATACTCGGAGAGTCTGCAAGAAATATTATCAGTAGCCGCCTTATAATCACCGCTTATCCATCCACAGTTTTCGTGTAGCTTCCTTTTGAAGACACTTTTAAGTATACTCTCATCAATCGGTCTTGAAATGCAGAACCGACGATCCCGAGCGAGAGTAGCCCACATCAATTTCTGAAGGGGTCGGAGTGCCGTATACGTTAACGGCGGCCCGCGGGTCACGATTCGGACCTTAAGGGCTTCGGGCAATGCAACAGGCATTGCAGAGGGCTGTTCTTCAAGTGCCACTCTCACCAGGCGTTTTTGTGCATACACCCGCGCTTCATCCTCTCCAACTCGAATCCACTGATCATATTCACAGATCCAGTCATCCTTCGAGCGTTCCAATCGGAAATGGATATTGTAACCACGCCGCAACTGCTTTTCAGTCGGTGTGTCTCCAAAGGCATAAACATTTCTTTGATGCGGGAGCAGTCGGAATCGATTTAAAATCCCCAACGCTCCTCCACTTTTCGTGTTAGCCGCTTTCTCCATAGTATCACCATCCACAAACAGGTGAGACCGTTCAGACGGGAACTCCATTTTGGGTTCTCCGTAGGAAATATCCTTAAACAAGATAGAAATCAATTGTCCAAGCTTTTCCTTCACTTCCTCATGTAATTTTTCCATTCCTTCACTGAGAGGTGGGACCGCAGTAGTCATTGTCCGGAAGCAGTCTATTTCTGCCAGGTTGAGTTCGTACTCACCCGGTTTGTCATAGCCTTTCTTCAGCAACAGGACACTCTGCGAGAATCCACGCGCGAGCACACGAGCGCTTTTCCTAGTTGAGAAAAAGTTCAAGTGCTGCAAACGGTCGTAGCGAAAATATGCACCACCAAGAAAATGGGGTCCAGATTCGGACTCCAGGCCTTCAGGAACCACCGGCCATTCGGTCCGGGGCTGATGAGCCAAATATGCGAAAATCGCCGCAACCTTAAACTTAAGGAGCGGGATGAGCATATGTTCTTCTGATCGGCGATGGTAATTTTCCAACGTCTTTC